AAAATCGGGAAGTTTGTTTGGTGGGATTACCATTTCACCTGATGTTAGTTTTGCTGGATAGCTATCATTCGGGTATCCTTGTGGTACAATACCACCACGAGCCATTCCTGTCCATGCTTCTTTTTCTACATTTTTATTTTCCTGCGCTTTTTCCATAGCATAACTTGCAGCAGAAGTTAAAGCAACAATAGCAGCACCCCCAAGCACATATTTCATGCCTACACCCTGTAACCCCGGAATCATTAACATTGCCGTACCTACACCTATTAAAACTTCCCCTATTCGTTTAACTATATTTACTATTGAAACTAATAATCCTTGAAAAGCATTTTCAGCACCAGCCATAGCTTTACCTGCACTATCAGCAATACTTATAAAAACATCAGCTAAACCAGAAGATATTATCTTCATGGTTTCTATTTTTAATTCTGTTTTAGATATTTGCTTTCTTAATCTTATCAAAGAATTAATCCATTTCTCTGTATTTTCAATTGGCCCACGTAAAACTCTCCTATATTGTTCTTTTAATAATTGTAATTTAGCTTCAAGAAGTTCAGTACTACTGCCTATTAAATCCATTCTTAAATTAAGATTATCCATACTTTCAGTAAAACTTCTTACATCCTCAGCAATCTCCATTCCTTTTAATACTTCTGCAAGTGCCTTATATATTGGAAGCATGGTAAGTCCAGCTTCTTCCAACGCTACCATTACTTGTTCCAATTCTTTTATTCTCACTAAATCTTCTTTTGCTACTAACCACCCTAAAGTTTCATTTTCTTGTAAACTAAGCCTACTCATTATTTTTTCAGCTTGTTCAAGAGCATTTAAAGATTCGTTTTGTGCATCATACTGTTTGTGATAAATATCATTTAATTCAATTGCTGCATCAGCCGCTTCACCTAATCTATCATTATAACTTTGTTGTGTATCTAATATCAGTTTTGATATATCATATTTTTCTTTTTCTTTTAAAACATTAGCATCAGATAAACTACCTTCAATAACCATAACTTTCATTAAATAACTATGCCTTGCTTCATTTTTTTTCGTAACAGCATCATAGCTATCTCCAAATAATTTATGTGCTCTTTCTATTTTTGATAATCCATCAAGATACTCAGACCAAAGTTCTTGTAATTGATAACCAGCAGATGCTTCATATTCTTCCATGTCAAATAATTCCGGCATAAAAGATTTTAACCTTGTTTCAAGAGCATCTATATTAGCTATTTGTCCTTGTAATTCTTTTCGTGTCAAAATTTCAAAACCAACTGTTTCTTTTGCAAGTTGGTTTATTTTTGCTAAAATATTAATGCGTTCTATTCCACTTGCACTTTTAAGATTTTTTGATAGTTTTTGGTACTCTTTATTTTCTTTTAATTTTGCTTCTATTACTTCATTCACTATTTTAAGATGATTTTTAAGAGCTTTATTTTGTGATTCAATATCCCCTAAAACATTTTTAGCATTTAGTTTATCTAAATCTTTAGCTTTTTCAACTTGTTCTGCTAAATACTCATATACAATAGCATAGTTTTTTAATGGTGTTTGTGCTTTTAAAAGTGCATCATTAAGAGTGTACATCACTTCTACATACTCCTTTTCTGCCCTTAAAGCTTTTTCCTGACTTAACTGGGCTTCTTTCATAGCGTTTTTTCTGGCATTAAGATAAGGAATGAGATAAGATGTTCCAGTAGCTGCATAAACTACCCCCATTGCATTTGCTTTATCCCAAAAAGTCAATTCTTTATCTCTGCCAGTTGTTAAATCTTCAATTCTTTTTATTTGTACTTCTGCCATTCTATTAGTAATAGCAGTTTGTTTATTTCGTGCTTCAATAGATTTTGTATAGTCATCAATTAATTTCTTACCTTCCTTTGTTCGTGCATTTTCTTCAGTTAAATTTCTTAAATATTCTGGTGCTAATTCATTCAAACGTCTAACAGCTTGCGCTCTCATATCTTTAGAAGCAAACTCACTTGTAGCTGTTTTGACTAAATTATCCAATGCTGCCTTTTCTGTTAAAATAGCTCTTGTAGCGTTTTCGTGTGCTTTGTTTAATTCTTCTTGTGCATCATATACTTTTTTAATTCCACGAGCCCAACCAATCAAAGCCGTTACTACTATTGCTATAATAGCCACAAATCCAGCAACCATAGCAAACCGGGCAATCATCATTCCTATTGCTTTGGCAAATTTAAGTATGACTACCCATGCTGCTTTAAGTTTTGCAGTAACCAACACAATCATACTGGTGAATATATTTGTTTTAGTAGCTGTTTTAGTCATCACGGCTAACGAACCACCCATTGCTTTTTCCAATCCAAAATACAATCCAACTAATACGGGTAATACCGATGCACGTAATACAGAAAAGATAATCATCAGTGGCCCCATTGCTGCTACAAGTAATCCTACTGTTACACGGAATTTTTGTTGTGCTTCGCTTAATTCATTAAAATTCTTAGCCCAATCACTAAATGTTTCCAATAAATTCTTAACCATTGGAATGAGTACTTTTGAAATTGCCTCACCCCATTCTAATAACACTATCTGCCCTTGTTTAATTGTTTGGTTTAACTGAAATTTCCACGTTTTAGAAACTGTTTCAAAAGCATGGTTTAATGCTCCAGTTGAATTAGTAATCACTTCCTGTGTTTTTATGTTTTCTTCAAGGTTGTTTCCTAAAATATCCAACCCCCCTGCTAATGCACGAATATTAGGAAATACTTTTGCAACTGCTTCTATTCCAAAATCTTTTGTTACCTCATTTATTTTTAATAATGCCGGTAAAATACCTTCTGTACCTATAATGTGCCGTAATTCTTCAAAACTTGTGCCCATTGTTTTGATCGCCTTTTCAGCTTGTATAGAAGGCTTAACCATCTGGTTCAACATTTGTCTTGTCTGCATACCAGCAGTAGCAGCTTTAGTACCTGTACGTGTCATAGCCGCCATTGCTGCGCCTACTTGGTCAAATGAAGCCCCTAATTTACTTGCAATAGGTAAAACTATCCCTATTGATTGAGCAAGAGCAGGAGCTTCTGCTTTACCTTCTTTTACAGAAGCTATCAATATATCCGTAGCACGTGCGGCACTTAAATTTTCCTTACCATAAGCATTCATAGCTGAAACAACTAAATCAGCTACGGTTTTTGTTTCCCCTAATCCAGCAGCAGCAGCTTTAGCAGAAAGAGATAACACATCCATCGTTTCAGCACCACGAATACCACCAGTAGTTACAAAATATAATGCTTCAGCTAATTCTTTTGGGCCTTTGGCTACGGCAGGGGCTAAGGCTTTTATTTCCTCACCCCACGCAGCCGTTTGATTTGCAGCAATTCCCACTAAACCTGTTACTTTGGATAATTCAGCTTCAAAATCAGAAAATGTTTTTACAGCAATTGCACCAAATACAGTCAATGGAAAAGTACCGAATTGTGTCATTACCCTTCCAAATGAGAGTAAAGCAGCATTCATATTTCCAGCAGAAGTATCAACAGTACGTTCTAAACGGTTAACATCACGAATAGCTTTATTAATCCCACTGGTTGTTACCCCTAATAATATGGTTAATGTTCCTACATTCATTTTTTAACCGTTTTACGTGTTTTCTTTTCCACTTCTTTATTATGCCTCTGTGCAAATGACTGCAAAAACTTTTTCATGTCATCTACTACTGTTTGTACTTTCTGTTCCTCTTGTTCACCACTCCAGTTAATCAAATAATCTTTTGGTTCTGTTAATTTACTGCCTTTCTTTCCATACGCCCCTATAAACAGGTTGGTAATAGTTGAAAGCATTACAGCAAACCTTACATCGTTTCTTTGCTCTCCTATCGGGTCTATTTTATCATACGCTTCCCATTCTGCTATTTGTGTTGCTGTTAATTGTTCCAGTAACCTATCAGGATGAATAATCTTTAATTCCCGGCAGAGTCGGAATTGGAACTGTCGTCCTTCTCTGCTTTTGAGTTTTTTAAGATTTCTTCTTTATCCTCTTCAGTAATTGCATTTAGTTTCTGAGCAGCAGTAACAATTTTATCCATGTT